TTCCGATCTGAGGTGGACAGGGACAGGATGGCACAGTGCCACCATGTGATACCGCTCTCGATGGGCGTGCCTGGCATGATAGACAACCTCGACAACCTTTCGATGGTGTGCACCCACTGCCACAAGAGGATTCACAACAACCCGATAATGTACGCCGAGATGATAAAGGTGAAGCTGGGGGAAGGGACGGACGACTTGCCGCAGACACGGCAAGCACGGGAGCTATATGAAGATTTAAGAATTAAGGATTAAAAAAAGGACATAGAGCATGAGGGAGATTAAAGAGATAAAAAGCCGCAACGCCGTGAGACCCGACCTTCGGGGCTATATAGCGAGGAGGGCACTGCGTGCGGCGTCGGCGGCATGGAAGAAGACGAAACGCACGTGTCGTGTGGAGAACAGAAACGACGTAACAAAACTTTTAAGCGAAACATGGAGGGAAGAGAATGAGCAGTTATGAATACAACAGGCTGAGCGGCAACATTGCTGTGCTGCGTGAAGTGGCGAGGGAATACCCTTGCAAGACCATCGAAAATGTAATCCAGCAGATGGAAGCGAGAATAAAGGAGGTGGCTCATGGATAGCGTGAAGGTAAGGATGAGGAAGGTGAAGACCTTAGACGGAGTGGACTACTACATCACCGAGGACGGGCGTCTGTTTGCCAGGGGCGAGGGCAAGGGTGCGACGGAGCCTGAGCTTAGACTTTGCAGGGGCTATCAGGTGCTGGTAGTATGCCGCCGAGGTAAGGTAGGAGGTGAAGGGCTGCTCTACGTCCACAGGCTGGTGGCCGAGGCATTCCTGCCAAACCAAAGCCACTGCCGGTTCGTGATACACAAGAACGGCGAGCTGACAGACAACAGGGTGAAGAACCTGGCGTGGAGCTGGTATCCTCAAGGAGTGTGGGACGAGAGAAGGATTCAGGGGGCGGAATGCTGCGCCCTTGCCGCTGACACGGCAAGCACGGGGGCTGCTTGCGAATAAAAGGAGAAAATAGAATTTTTATATAAAAAATTAGGAGAACGGACAAATGAGTAATGCGAGAAAAATAAGGGTGAACGTGATGGGGCTTGACAAAAAGGCCCTGGGCGTGGGGATAGAAAGGCTGAACACCATGATGAACGTGAAGCAGGCCATGGCCAACACTGTTGCCGGGTGTGCGCTGTTTGACGCCATCGAGGGACTAAAGCAGACGCGACTGTGGCGACACGGAGTGAAGCACGACCTAAAGGAGGCTTACAGTCTTTACGAGAAATACGAGAGCATGCACACGTCGGAGTTTGGCGACCGATATACGGCATTCCTTGACTATCTTGACAATATAGAGGCTGCCATACAGCCACATGTGGACATACTGAAGATGACGGCGTGGCAAATTACGACACGCTTAGGCATGGACTTGGGCGAACAGCGTGCGAGGCTTATGACGGCGAGAATACTATCGGGGCTTGCGGTGCGTGTGTTTGACACCATCATGGAGCAGGCACATGAGAGTCTGCACTGCGACCTGTCGGCATACTACCAGGCCGGGCGTCTGACCCGCATGGACCATTTGGTGAAGAGGGCGACAGACGAGGTGTGCATGACGAAAGAGAAGGATATTGACATGGAGTTTGCCAACGACGAGCAGGTGGTGACGGCCATGAGGGTGATACTGGTGAAGTATAGGGACGTGAACTTCGCCAACGACATGATGGTGAAAGTGGTGGAACAGAACCCCGACGTGCTGAAGTACTGCGACAAGGAGTCACGCATGTTTATCAAGCAGCGCATTAAAGAGATGTCAAAGAAGAAGACGAACAACTAAAGGTACTAAAAAAAAATGGGAGAACAAGAAGAATGGACAACAAAGACAACGACAAAAAGGGCTGCAACGCATACATCGGCGAAGGCAACCCGAACGAGAAAGCAACTGATGGCATAGCCTCAGAAGTGTGCCTGTTTGTGCCCGACACGTTCATCATCGACGAAATGGCAGCCGCCGAGGCTGAGGAGGCGCGTCAGGAAAAGCTGTGGCGCGAAGAGCTGGCAGCAGCAGGACTGGACACGGGCGAGGAAGGCGGTGGCGACGGCCAAGACGAAACAGACAGCGCAAGCATGAAGCTGCACGGAGTGAAGAGGCCGCGCAGTGTGACGGTGGTACTGCCCGACAGCGACGCGCCAAAGCAGCCCAAGGAAGGCATGAACGCACTGGAGAAGCTATGGGGCATGGCCACCGAGATGTGGTACGACTACAAGCTTGGCCGCATAAAATGGGGACACCTTGCCACCAGCCGTTACACAGACCGCTGGAACGTAGGCGCACGTCCTGTTATGCACTACGCAGAGATGCTGCTGCAGGACACCCCACCCGACCTCGACTCGGTAAGGCGCATGGTAGAGCTGCTGGCTTTGCACCGCCGCACTCTGCCGAGCCGTGCCGACCGGCTGAACGCCGTCACCGACATAAACGAGCTGCGCCGCGCCAATGCCGAGTGGACTGAGACGATAGGCCGCACACGCAAGAAGGAGAAGCAGTGGAGCGAGGCGAGTGCGGTGAACTTTCTGAAAAGCCGCGGTTACATGGTGATGAAGAGCATGAGGGGATCGATGTTCTTTTAGCCCAACGCCAACAATTATAACAATATTATAGCAAAACAATGTATAACACTTAAAACAGAGTAATGACAATGGAACTGAACATCAACGTTAACATCGAGGTGGGAAAGAACACCTTCGAGAAGTTTCAACAGCTTTTGACGGCCATGGTGGCCATTGGCACCGGATGCAAGGCAGGAGTCGGCCATGAGGCATCGGAAACTGCACCGCAGAATGGAACGGCCACGGCTGATTCCGGTGAAGCGGAAGCCGGTGTAGGCAACTCAGGAGGAAAGGCCAAGACCAAGACAAAGACCAAGGCTGAGGGCAAGGACAAGTCAGAGGGAAAGGCTGAGCCTGAAACAGAAACAAAGCCAGAGGAAGTCCCCGATGGCAAGGCCGAGAACGTAGCCAACGAGTTGCCAATGGATGACGGAAGCCGCAGAGCCGATGTTGGCAATTCGGAAAATAAGGCAACTGCCGAGACTAAAGGCAAAGTCGATCCAACAGTTAGCCCCGACGCTCCTTACGGAACGTCAATACAGGGCATACCCTGCAAGAGGGACGTGAGTGGCGGCCACGACCAGTTGGTTGAGCAAATGAGACAGTCCATGAACGACTGCATGACGCGTTTCATAGGCGACGACTACAAGAACCGCAGCGGCTCGAAGGAACACAAACGATACTACATGCCACTGAAGTCGATGTTCCTGCGCATAGCCAACGAACTGGGGCAGTGCAAGCCGAGCCAACTGGACGACGACAAACTGCGCACGTTCATACTGGAGGTTGACCTGCTGCAGCCCAATCCCGAGACTGGGGAGATAGAGAAGAGTAACCTTTTTTGATAGAAGGTTTGATAGTTGAAAATTTAGGTTGAATATAAAAAAAAGAGTAAAAAATGACGAATGAAAAAACAAGGGCGCACGCAGTGCTTAGTCCATCGGCGGCGCACAGATGGCTGAACTGTACGGCAGCTCCGAGACTGGAGGAACAAGTGGAAGACAGCGGAAGCGACTTTGCACGTGAAGGGACGCTGGCACACGCCTACTGTGCAAAGAAGCTGAAGATGGAGATGGGGAGGCTGACGGACAGCGAAGACACTGAAATAGCTGAGCTGAAGAATCGGTACTACTCGCCTGAGATGGACACCCATGTGGAAACGTACTACCTTGCCGTAATGGGACGATTCAACGAGGCGCGGACACGTACACGAGACGCAAAGCTGCTTGTCGAAACACGACTGGACTTTTCGGGCTTCATGCCAGAGGCCTTCGGAACAGCAGACGCCATAATCGTGGCCGACGACCTCATGGAGGTGATAGACTTCAAGTATGGCAAAGGCGTAAGGGTGGATGCGGAACGCAACCCGCAAATGATGATTTATGCGCTGGGGGCTATTGAAGAATTTGACTATGCCTACGACATAAAGCGGGTGAGGATGACAATCATTCAGCCCCGACTCGACCACGAGAGTACGATGGAACTGCCCGTGAGCATGCTTAAAGCGTGGCGAGATGAAACGCTGAAGCCGCAGGCTGTAGTGGCGTACATGGGTGGCGAGAAGGCCGTACAAAAGGCGGGAGCCTGGTGCCGATTCTGCAAGGTTAGACCCAACTGCCGCAAACTGGCCGCCACTGCCATGGACACCGCTAAGGCGGACCCACGCCTGTTGACTCCCGACGAAATGGCCAAAGACGTGCTGCCTTATCTTGACACGATAAAGGCGTGGCTGAGCGACGTGCAGGAATTTGCACTGGCTCAGGCACTGGAGGGGGTGACCTATAATGGTTGGAAAGTGGTCGAGGGACGGTCGTTAAGGAAGGTGGCCGATGTCGGAGGCCTGTCGATGACGCTGGTCCAGAATGGCTTCGACGAAAGCGACTTCTACAAGCCGCGCGAGCTGAAGGCCATAGGTGACCTGGAGAAACTTGTCGGAAAGAAGAAGTTTGCCGGACTGTGCGGGAAGTTCATCGAGAAGCCGCAGGGCAAACCGACGTTAGTACCCGAGAGCGACAAGCGGAAGGCTTGGAACACGGCGGAGGGAGACTTCGATGGCATATAGTAACGGGCTGAGACTTGCCGCTGACGCTGCAAGCACGGTGGCCTTGAGGGGAGGACCGAAGCCGAAGCCGTTGGAAACGGTGGCGGGAAGGAGGTGCCTGCAGTGCCAGGAAAGCTGGAATGCGGTAAATGGGCGGTACTGCGGAAGGATTCGGCGGTATGTGGCAGGTGCTGAAGATGAGTGGCTGAGGGATATGGGTTGCCCTATGTTGGGATGAAACTTTTATATATATAATTAAGGTATAACAAATAAAAAAATTAGCATTATGATTACACCAAAAGTTAAGGGTTCAAAAATAGTGTTTGGCCCTGTAAGATTGAGTTATGTCCATCTGTTCAAGCCATGGGCTGGTAAGGATTCGAGCGAGGAGCAGGCGAAGTACCAGTGCTGCTGCCTGATTCCGAAGGACGAGAAGGAGACCCTCAACGCCATCAACAAATGCGTTGAGGAGGCGAAGAAGGAGGGAGCGCAGGGCAAATGGAACGGCAAGATACCAACAAAGAACCTGTCGCTGCCTTTGCAGGACGGTGAAGAGAGGGAAGACCCTGGCGAGTTTGCCGGCCACATGTTCATAAACGCCAAGTGCAAGACGCGCCCCGGCGTGGTTGACCGACTGCGCCAGCCCATCGTTGACGAAGAGGAGATGTATTCAGGCGTGTGGGCTTACGTCAGCGTGCGGTTCTATCCTTACTTGGTGAGCGGAAAATATGGCATTGCCGCCGGGCTTGACAACGTGATGAAGTTCAAGGACGACGACCACTTGGGTGGCCGTGCGTCGGCTGACGCTGACTTCGAAGGCGTAGGCGACGATATGGACATTGACGACATGTAAATGAAGAGTAAAGTATGAACAAGAAGTTTTGGGAAGCGGTGAAAGGCTGCACGTTTTTTGACGAAAGCTTGCAAGACTTCGCCACTCCCAAAGCAAAGTTAAAGAAGAAAGGAAACAACTATGAAGACATTAGACATTGACATTGAGACATACTCATCGGTGAACCTGATCAGCAGGGGCGTGTATAACTATGCGGCGGCGAAGGACTTCAAGGTGCTGCTGTTCGCCTACTCGATAGACGGGGAAGAGGTGCAGGTAGTGGATATGGCGCAGGGCGAGACGCTGCCTTCATCTGTCATTGAGGCACTACTTAACCCTGAGGTGACGAAGAGGGCGTACAACGCACAGTTCGAGAGGGTGTGCCTGAGTGCGCTGGTGCGCGGCATGGGGCTGATGGCGAATACGGCGGCGCATCCCGAGGTGACGGCTGACGGCGAGTTCCTCAACCCGAAAGGGTGGCAATGTACAAGGGTGCTTGCGTCGGCATACGGCTATATAGGCTCGCTGGATTTCGTGTGCAAGGCGTTGGGACTTGACTCCGACAAGGCGAAGATGAAGGAAGGCTACAGGCTGATACGGCTTTTCAGCATCCCCTGCAAGAAGGACGGGAGATTGCGCCGCTTCCAGCCATGCGAGTACCCTGAAGACTGGGAGACGTTCAAGGAGTACTGCAAGCGTGACGTGGTGGCCGAACAGGAGGTGAGGCGCACTGTGGAGAAGCGCGCACCAATGGACTTGAACCTTACGCTGAAGGCTTACGAGGCAGACCAGCTGATAAACGACAGAGGCGTTGCCGTTGACATGGATTTCGTTCGGAATGCTGCGGCCATGGTGGCCGAACGCAAGGATGAACTGGAGGAGAAGGTTCATTCGGTGATGGGAAAGGGCAGCATCTCGCCCCACTCGGTGAAGAAATGGCTGTCGCGGCTGATAGGCACACCAAAACAAATTCGGCTCAGCCTGGAAACGATGTTGAGAATAAGAGAGGAAATAGTGAAGAAATGCGGAGGTTTCAGCAAAGAACTTATGGCGTTTGACGCTTACCATGAGCTACAGACGAAGTCGGTGTCGAAATATGACGCGCTGATAGACTTCACCTGCGAAGACGGCAGGCTAAGGGGAGGATACTTTTACTGCGGTACACGCACGGGACGGTGGACATCCAAGGGCGTGCAGCTACAGAACCTGCCACGCCGTGGGCTGAGCAAGGCGGCGACGGACGACCTTAGAAACCGGGTGGAATACGGCGACTATGAAGCCTTGGCAGTGGCCCAGGAGGCTTGGAAGGCAAGAGGAGAGAAGACCGGCAACGTGCTACAGACGCTGGGGCAGCTTGTCAGGACGGCTTTCGTGCCGGGCGAGGGCAAGAAGCTTGTATCGCTCGACCTGAAGACCATAGAGCCTCGCATACTGGCGAGCCTTGCGGGTCAGATGTGGATGCTGAACTGCTTCGGATGCGGCGGCGACATATACAACGAGACGGCATATAGGCTTTTCGGCATCGGCGAACCTACTAAGGAGCAACGCGACCGTGCAAAGGTGGCGACTATAGCCTTGGGCTACGGTGGAGGCGACGAGCCGATGGCCTACATGGCAAAACAGATGGGCGTGAGCCTTGGCAAGGACGAGGCACTCGTGATAGTGAAGAAGTGGCGCAAGGAGTGCAACGACGTGGTAAAGCTCTGGCACATGCTTGAGGATGCCGCACTCACGGTGACACTATCTGGCAACAACCGCAAGCCGCAGGCTTGGGACAACAACGCAGGGCTGCACTGCTTCTACAAGAACGGCACGCTATGCTTCAAGCTTCCCAGTGGCAGGGTACTGTGCTATCCGAACGCCGTGGTGCGCAGCGGCTCTAACGTGAGGAGCATGATGAGAAGCAACGCCGTTAGCTACGAAGGCGCAAGCTCTACCGGGAGCGAGTGGACCACATACGAGCTATATGGCGGCAAACTGACGGAGAACGTTGTGCAGGCCATAGCGCGCGACGTGCTTGCCTACACCCTAATGCGTCTGGAGAATTTTCATGGCAAGGTTGTGATGCACACGCATGACGAGGTCACGCTTGAGGTAGAGAACGAAGGTGAGGTAAAGGCTGCGAAGGCCGTGTTTGAGACATCACACTCATTTATGACACTGCCTGGAGGCACGCCATCAGAGTCAAGCGGGCTGTCGGAATGGTACAGTAAGTGAAGAATTAAAGAATAAAACTCATGGGAAAGCATAAGATTTATATTTCGTTGCCCATTACGGGCTATGACGTGGAGGAAAGGAAGGAGAGAGCCGAGAATATGAAGACCACCATAGAGGCCGGCATCAGGAGCGGGCGCATGTCAGCAATAACGGCAAAGAACGGACAGAAAATACAACTTTACCCCAACAACACTGAGGTGGTGACACCATTTGACATAGTTCCCGACCCGACGGGACTGAGCTATGCCGATATCATGGGACTCGACCTGACGGTGCTGCTGAAGAGCCATGTGGTGTGCTTCGCCAAGGACTGGCAAACGTCGAAGGGCTGCCGCATCGAGTATGCAGTGGCAAAGGAGCTGGGTCTGCAGATGTGCTTTGTATAAAACGAGTGAAGGAAAAGAAAGGCGTATGCGTGAAATAGAAATAGAACTGGCCACAGGCTACAGCCGCCGGTCGGTAAAGTGGAAGAACAAGAGATGGACGTGGAGGCAGCTTGTCGAGAGGTGCCGCGAAACGAAGCGCACCGACGAGAGTGTGGCCGACTACGTAAGGATGAGCCGTGAGGAACAGTCTGACGTGAAGGACGTGGGCGGTTTTGTGGGCGGCTACCTCAGCGGCGGGCGCAGGCAGACGGCCAACGTGATGACGCGGTCGTTGCTGACTCTCGACCTCGACTACGCCACGCTTGAGGTTTGGGACGACTTTACCATGCTTTACGACTGCGCCGCCCTGCTCTACTCCACCCACAAGCACACCAGCGAGAAGCCGCGCTGCCGCTTGGTTATACCTCTGTCGCGCCCCGTTGCCCCTTACGAATATGAACCCATAGCACGGCGTGTGGCCTCAGACCTTGGCATTGACATGTTCGACGTGACAACCTACGAGCTGGCCCGACTGTTCTACTGGCCATCAACTTCGCGCGACGGAGAGTGGTGGTTCGAGAACCAGGAAGGGCCAGCCCTCGACCCCGACACCCTGCTCAAGACATACCGCGACTTCCGCGACGTGGCGGAGTGGCCCATCGGGTCGAGGGAGCAGGAGGCGGTGGCGCACGAGATGCGCAAGGCAGGCGACCCCTGCGAGAAGCCCGGACTGATAGGTGCGTTCTGCCGTGCCTATCACCCTATAGAAACTGCTGTCGAAGAACTTCTGTCTGACGTTTACGCCCCTGCCGGTGAAAGTCGCTACACCTACCGTGGCGGCTCGACGGCCGGGGGCATGGTGTGCTATGGCGGCAACTATGCCTATTCGTTCCATGAAACCGATCCTGCGGGGCGACAGCTGTGCAACGCCTTCGACCTTGTGCGCCTCCACCGCTTCGGCGTGGAGGACGAAGGGTCGAAGGCCGGCGACGTGACAAAGCTGCCGTCGTACCAGAAGATGACCTCCATGGCCGCCTCCGATTCGAGGGTAAGGCAGCTGCTGGCGCAGGAGAAGATGGACGAGGCACGGAGCGACTTCGACTTCGGCGAGGACGACACTCTTGCGGATGACACGGCAAGCACGGGGGCGAAGGGCTGCGCTCTTGCCGCTGACACGGCAAGCACGAGGACGAAGGGCTGCGCTCTTGCCGCTGACACGGCAAGCACGAGGGCGGATGCTATGGCATGGACAAAGGAACTTGAAGTGAACAAGCGCGGCGAGATAAAGCCGACGGCAAAGAACATCGAGACCATAATGGAAAACGACCCACGGCTGAAAGGCCGTGTGTGGCGCGACCTGTTCAGCAACTACGACATGGTGGAGGGACGGCTGCCGTGGAAGCGGGAGGGAGACGTGTGGACGGGCGACGATGACGCGTGCATGCGCGTATATATGGAAAAGGTGTACAGCATTACGGGACGTGACAAGATAAGGGACGTTAGGACACTGGTGGCCATGAGGCGGCAGCGTCACCCTATACGCGAATACTTGGAGTCACTGGAATGGGACGGCACAGAGAGGCTCGACCGCCTCGTTGTTGACTACATAGGAGCCGAGGACACTCCGCTGACACGCGCCATGACACGCAAGCACTTCACGGCCGCCGTGGCGCGAGTGATGAGTCCCGGCTGCAAATACGACACATGCCTCGTGCTGGCCGGTGCCGAAGGCATAGGCAAATCGACGCTGTTCAGCGTGATGGGCGGCAAGTGGTTCAGCGACTCGGTGACTACCGCCGAGGGCAAGCAGGGCATGGAGCAGCTGCGCACGGCATGGATAGTGGAGCTGGCCGAACTGGCGAGCATACGGCGTTCTGACGTTGAAACCATAAAGAACTTCCTGAGCAAGCAGGTTGACACCTATCGAGCCGCCTACGCCTCGACGGTAAAACCTTATCCACGCCAGTGCGTATTCTGCGGCACTACCAACGAGACCAGATTCCTAAAGGGCGACACCGGCAACCGCCGCTTTTGGGTGGTCGCCGTCGATGAGGCCATGCGTCGATGGAGCGAACCACGTCAGCGGCTCATGGCCGACCGCAACCAGTTATGGGCAGAAGCCATGGTACGATGGCGCAGCGGCGAACCGCTGTACCTCAGCCGTGAACTGGAGCAGGAAGCACGCAAGGTACAGCAGCTCTACAATGAAGGTGTCGAGGACCCTACCGAGCAGCTGCTTGACGAATACCTTGACCTTCGTCTGCCCTACGGCTGGAATCAGATGGGGCTTGAAGCACGACGCAACTTCTACCTTGGACGTGGCGCGACAGGAGAATTCAGCGGCATAGACGGTGAACCTACAACGATAAGGACACGGTTTAACGCCCTTGAATTTCTGACCGAATACGTTGGTATGAGGGCGGGCGACGAGCGTATAGGCGCAAGGGTAAGGCACGTCAACCTGCTAATGAGAGGCAAGGCTGACTGGAGGGAGCTGTTCATGCGCAGCGGCGACGGTACGCGGCAAAGGGGATTCGAGCGGAAGCCCGACACGTACAGCGAGCCAAATGAGTTTGAAGACATGTAGGCCTTTTGCTTAATTTCAGAATATTATATAATATATTATATAATATTTAAGGCCTACAAAACAGTGAAACATGGTTATAAAGCATAAAAAATGGGGAAAGTAAAAAGTCAAGACAAAAATCACGGCACAAATTCGGCACAAAGTCCAAGAGCCGGCTATAGAAGGGCTAAAATTGTAAAGATAAGTGAAGTGAAAACTTTTTGGAGCTTAAAAGTTTTTTCGCTAAACTGTAAAGAAAATCGAAATGGGTGGGGTAAAAGTGGCACAAATGGCACAAAGTGGCACAAACTCAAAGGCAATTTGTGCCATGTTAAACCATTGATTATCACATCATTAACCCCAATGGCACAAATGGCACACTTTTTTGACCAACTTTACAGGGTAATAAAGTTAGAGATTATTTATAGTTAATAAGCTATATATCTATGAAGTTACGCGCGCGAAAAAATCGTGCCATTTGTGCCAAGGGAAAAATAATTATTTACAAAATGGGGAATAAGGAAAATCAGGGTCACGAGCGACCCAACAAAAGTGAAAATGCGGCGGTGAGCTATGCCCAACGCATAGGTGGGCTGCGGTACACTTCGGAGAAGTCCATAGAGGCTTACCTTTGCAAGCGTGTGAAGGAAGCGGGCGGCTTGTGCATGAAGTACAGCAACCCTAACCAAACGGGATATCCCGACCGCGTGGTGCTGATGCCCTGCGGCGTGACGCACTGGGTGGAGCTGAAGTCTAAGGGCTGCAAGCCGTCGAAGCTTCAGACGGAACGGTTCAGGCAGATGGAGGCGATAGGACATGCAGTGGCCGTGCTGGACTCGAAGGAGGCGGTAGATGGGTTTATGGCGGTAGTTAGACGGGCGGTGTTTGAGGCAGGCTGCGGAATGGCTACGGATGCTATTGCCGCTGACACGGCAATCACGGGGGCTGGGGATGGGACGCCCACAAGCCAAGTGGAGAAAGGAGGCGAGATATGAGGTTCGAGCCGTACGAATACCAAAGGCAGGCAGTGAAGTGGATAATAGACCATCCTCGCTGCGGATTGTTCTTGGATATGGGACTGGGCAAAACGGTGAGTACGCTGACCGCCTTTCACGAACTGCTTGACAGCTGCGAGGCGGAGAGAATGCTTGTGGTGGCTCCCAAGAAGGTAGCCGAAACCACATGGACAACCGAGGCGGCCAAATGGGACCACCTGCAGGACTTGAGGGTGGCCAAGGTTATGGGCGATGAAAAACGGCGCAAAATGGCACTGAGGGAGCAGGCCGACGTGTATGTTGTGGGGCGTGACTCGTTTGTGTGGCTTGTTGGCCAATACGGTGGTGTCCTGCCTTTCGACATGCTTGTGATTGACGAACTGACGAGCTTCAAGTCATCGAAGTCCAACCGCTTCAAGGCCATGAAGGTATCAACCCCCACGGTGAACCGCATAGTGGGACTTACAGGCACACCCGCCCCGAACGGCCTTGTTGACCTTTGGGCGCAGATGTACTGCATCGACCAAGGCGCGCGTTTGGGCAAGTCGGTAACGAAATACCGGCAAACGTACTTCAACGAGCGCAAGTGGAACAACATCACCATACGCTGCGACCTGAAGAAGGGATGCGAGCAGCTGATACGTGACAAGGTGGCCGATATCTGCCTTTCAATGCAGGCCAAGGACTACCTACAGTTGCCGTCAATGATGGTACATACTGAGCTTGTTGAGCTGTCGCCACGTGTCAAGAAGGCCTATGATGCCTTTGAGCGTGAGAAGGTGCTTGAGCTGCGAGACGCTCTGACAGGAAGCGAGCGTCAGTCGATATTGGCCGAGTCGGCTGCAGGATTGATGACGAAGCTGGCGCAGTATGCCAACGGTGCCGTATATGATGCCGACGGCGATGCTGTGGAGATACACGACGAGAAGCTGTCGCGCCTTCAGGAGCTTGTAGAGGCGGCCAACGATTCGGGCAGTGGAGTTTTGGTGTTCTACCAGTACAAGCACGACGTGGCGCGCATACTGTCGAGGCTGAAGGACAAAAGGGTGGCCGTATATGCCGACGAGAGACAACTCGTGGAATGGAACGCCTGCAAGCTGGACGTGCTGCTTGCCCACCCCGCCTCGACGGCCTACGGCCTCAACATGCAGCACGGCGGCCACTATATCATTTGGTTTGGCTGCGGGTGGAACCTTGAGCTGTACCAACAGGCGAACGCCCGACTACACCGCCAAGGTCAGGAACACCCTGTGACGGTTTACAAACTGCTGTGTGCAGACACGGTAGATGAAAAGGCGGCTAAGGCTTTGGAAGGGAAAAAGGGAGTGCAGCAGTCGCTGATAGACGCACTGAAAGAGACGATGGAAAAATGGGAGTAAATGAGTTTTGAACTTTTAGTTTGAAGAGAATATGAGCAAGAATATTATCTATCAGTGTTTGATAAACACGAGTAAATGGCGGGAATTGAGACGGTGGAAGCTGTCGAAGAACCCACTGTGTGAGCGGTGCGCCGAGGAGGGCAGGACAACAGCAGCCACTGAGGTGCACCACGTAAAACCAGTTGAAGACGTGCAAGGCAGGCGTGAGATGATGGGACGGATGTATGACCCGCACAACCTGCGTGCGCTTTGCCATGATTGCCATATACGGACTCACACGGAAATGGGGCGCAGCGGGAAAGCTTATGCAGCAAGAAAGAGGGAGGAGGAGAGGCGGCGGTTTGAGAGGCTGTTTCTTGCCACTGGGACTGAAGGACTTGCGTCTGACAACGCAAGCACAGGAGCGGGGGATGGCTTGAAAGGATAAAAGAGAGAAGCCCCCGGGGCTATTTTTTTTAAGGCGGGGAGGGGTCGGGGTAAACCCCGCCCGCACCTTTTTCCACGCGAGGGCGAATTTTTCGGGGCGTGGGGGATTTGAGTAATTAACAAAAAAACAAGAATGGAAACGAAAACGACAAAAACGCTGCCAATTGGCAAGGTGGTGGAGAACCGAGGACAAGTGGAAGGACTTGCGGCCAACCCGCGCTCTATCAAGCTTGGCGCATTGAGGAAGCTGGTGCAGAGCATACGTGACTACCCTGACATGGTGTCACTGCGTGAGATTCTGGTATATCCCCACAAAGGCAAGTATGTGGCAATAGGAGGCAACATGCGGCTGAGGGCATTGCGCCAACTGGGGTACAAGGAAATACCCTGCAAGGTAATTCCCGAGGAAACAAGCGTGGAAACGCTCAACGCCTACATGCTGCGTGACAACAGTCATTTCGGACAATGGGAAATAACGCCGCTGAACATGGAGCAACTTGGCAGGCTGAACCTTGAATTAGCGCAGGTGGAGATTCCGAAGGTAAACATGGAGCAGCTGAGGGACGAAGCCGTGAAGCGGGCGCGCTGGCACTCCGCCGACAAAGCAGGCAAAGTGGAAGCTGAGGTTGGGGAAAAGACGGCTGAGGACAAAGAGGCTGAAAGGGACGGAGTAGGCCCTACTATGGAAGAAACCGAGGTAGTGAATGGCGAAAGGGAGCAAATGGTGGCTGGAGAGGCTTTGTGCGACCTTCGGCCTCGCATTGCGCTTTATAGCCGTACGGATTTTATGTTTGTGGCATCATTCAAGAAAAGCACTGCGGGCATTCCACTGAGGGAGATAAAGCGGGACAGAGAAAATGTGGAGCTATTTGCACAGCAGGCCTTTGAGATACTCAGGAGGGGAGTTAGGATTGCGAATCCATCGGACTGGTGTCTTCTGACAAGTCCGAGCAGACGGCATAAGGACTTTAACTTCGCCACGGCCGTGCTGGAAAGGCTTTCGGAACTGACGGGCATTGTTTTTCACCAAGACTATGCCACGGCAAAGAACCGCGACCGCATCAAGCCCCAGTTCACACCGCAGATTGAGATAGCGGAAAGGAATGTAATACTCTACGATGACATTCTGACCACCGGCACCACCATGCGTGCCATGCTCGACTTGCTGACGAGGAAGAACGTAGTGGTGCTGGTTGGGATAAACAACAATTAGGGCAGGTTGACCACTATGACGCTTTTCCCGAGCTTTTTGGCGTATTTCACAATATGGGCAGTGCCCTTGCTCTTGCCGTCCCAAATGGCAAGCAGCATGTCGCAGTCGCGCGCCATAAGCTCGTTGCGCCTAATGGGTGCGCCTTGGAGGTGCCGCTTGTAGTCAGGCAGGTAGATTTCAGTTGGTATGCCATTGTTGCTTGCCCACCGTTCGGCAAGCTTGTCGATGCCCATTGCCCCTCCTGATATTACCGTTGTGGGTTGGAGTCCGTGTTCTGCCACTATTTCCCCAATGTCTGCGCTTTTCACGCCTCTGCTTCCAACAATTGCGAGTTTCATTTAAAAAACTAAAAATTATGCCGCTAAAGTTTTGCCGTAATGAGAATTTTGCTAACTTTGCAGCCGAAAGCCCAAAGTGGGGAGGAGGTTTTCCGCCTCCCCTTGGTGGTCAGAGTTCGATTTCGAACCTCATTTTGACCTTCCAAATTCTAACTGAAATTGTGAGTCTCATAGAACTTTGGGTTTTCATTTTGCCTACTCTTTTCGAGGTTTTCGGCTTCCCCTATGTTTTACGTTGCAAAGATACCCTTTTTTTTCTGCACGATGCAAGTTTTTTGGCGGTTTTTTTATGGAAAAACACTAATTTTGCACGAAATAAGCATAATAAAAAACCATGAAGAGCAAAGAAGATTTCATAGATGCATTAAGAGAGCAGTGCGGTATAATAGGCCTTGCCTGCGACGCTGTTGGCATAAGTCGCTCGACGTATTACAGCTGGCGGCGCGACGATGAGAAGTTTCGCGAGGCTGCTGATGAAGTGTTGGAGTCACAGTTGGATTTTGTTGAGAACCATTTGCTCAACAGAATCCAGAACGGCGACACCACCGCCATGATTTTTTACCTCAAGACTAAGGGCAGGTCACGCGGCTATGGCGACAAGCCGGTTGAGAAGCCTCAGCGGCCAGAGCTGAATTTGCCTGCCGTGCATGGGCAATCATCTGCCATCAAGAAACGCATAGCCGGCAAGAAGGGGTTCATCATAAAGACTCTGAAATCGGAGGGGAAGTACACCGCCGAGCTGTCGATACAGGCAGACATAGTGGCGCAGCTGATTGTGCGCACGGAAATGCTTTCAGACGAGATATTTGCCGAGGGGCATAGCTCAGTGAGGGTGGAATATTCGAGGGAAGGCAACGAGCGCGAGTCAATAGACCTGAAGGAAAAGCTCTACCTCGAATCTCTACAACAGCTGCAACGCGCCCTGCGCGGGTTGGGTATGAACACCGAAGCCAAGGAGCGCAAGTCGGCTGCAGACCCTCTTGGCGGTTTCCTTGAACGTTTTAAGATGGAGGAGGACTGATGCATGACGGAAGAAGAGAAGAAGCGGTTCATGGAAATGAAGGAGTCGGCAGCGGAAGAGTTGCGAGCCAAATACCGTGAAGCTGAGGCTGACGGCAGGCGGCACACTCTCGAAGATACGGATGCGAGGCTGTGGCAGTATTGCGCCATGGTGACAGGGTCACCCGAGGCTCACAACCTGTACGAGATACTTGGCGTTGTGAGGTTTCTCAAGATGATGACAAGGTACGACTGGAGGCGTGCGAGAGTGAGGAACTTCTTCAGGTTCTACGAGTGCCTGCGCTTCAACGGCACGGAAGGGCGAAGAAGCTACAGGCTGACCCCCATACAAGCATTCCAGTTTGCCAACTTATTCGGTTTTGCCGACGATGACGGCAACAGGGTCATACGCACCGCCTACATATTCGTACCCCGAAAGTTCTCGAAGACCACGTCGGCGGCATCGCTGGCTGTGTATGACATGCTCTTCGGCGACAACAATGCGCAGGCGTATGTCGGGGCAAACTCCTACGACCAGGCGAAGATATGCTTCGACGAGATAAGGGCGATAATGAAGGACATAGACCCGACGGAACGCTGCTTCCGTGTGAACCGCGAAAAAATAACATTCAGGGGACATGGCCGCGACTCGCTGATACAGTGCCTAACCGCCAACGCCAAGACCAAGGACGGTCTGAATGCCTCGCTTGCCATACTTGACGAATACGCTCAGGCGAGGAACACCGCTGGCAAGAACGGCGCAGACCTGAAGAACGTGCTGACCTCATCGATGGGAACGAGGAAAAATCCGCTAACGGTGATAATAACGACGGCGAGCGAGGTGGTTGACGGTCCATTCGCCCATGAGCTGGAAGGCGTGAAGCGAGTTCTTGAGGGCGAGGTGGAGAACGACTCGGTTTTTGCCTCGCTTTTCATGCCCGACGTTTACGATGAGGAGAGCGACCCCAAGACGTGGGCTAAGGTTCAGCCACACCTCGGCATCACGGTACGTCCTGACTATTATGCCAAGCAGTATGCCAACGCGCTGCTTTCGGCAGAGAACATGCTGACGTTCCGCACCAAGCTGCTCAACGTGTTCACGTTGAATGAGCAGAAGACGTGGTTCACATGGGAGAAGGCCCGGGAGCTGATGGGCGATTTCGACATTGACAGCGTGGAGGGACACCCGTCGTGCGCCGTGGCGTTCGACCTCTCGGTACGAGATGACTTCTCGTCCGTGAGCTACACAATATACTCGCCGCAGACGAAACGTTTCTTCTCCCACACCGACTACTATCTGCCCGAAGGTTCATTGCCGGGACACCCAAACGAGCAGCTCTACCGCCAGTGGGTGGCTGGTGGCTGGCTGAGGCTGTGTAAGGGCGCGAGGATAGACGTGAGGCAGATATGCGGTGACATTCTGCTGAGGAGCAAGCGCGTGAATATAGTGCGCATTGGCTACGATGCATGGAAGAGCCAAGAGCTGGTGAACTGCCTGATAGCGTCGGGAGCGTCGGACGTGCTGCAGAGCTACTCGCAGACCTACGGGTCGTTCAACCTTCCCGTGGAGTCGTTTGAGATGCTTGCCTACGCCTCTCCCCCACTCATAACTATTAACCACAACCCGATAAACGTATTCTGCCTTACGAACTGCGTAATAGACACCGACACATTAGAGAACAAAAAGCCACTGAAGATTTCGCATAATAGAAAAATTGACGGCACGATTACTATGCTTATGACGCTGGGACAGCTATATGCGTATGAGCGGTAATTTTATACACACAATAAACGCTAATGCGCCTGTCTGGGGCAAATGGAGGGGTGGCTGTGAGACGGGTGAGGGAAAGTGATTGTGTTAAAAGTATTAAAAACCACGGTACTTTATCGCTCATTTCGGAAAATAGAGATATATTTGCCGCAGTTTAGTGCAAACACTATTTTTCAAGCATGGGAATCCTTAAAAGAATAGCAAAAAAAATGTTCTCCCGTTCGGTGGAAGCCGAACAAGCCGAGGCCGCTGCCACCACGTCCCCCCGTGGCGGCGGCTTCTTCCTGTTCCAACCGTCTCAGTCGGCGGCATTGCAGGTAGCTGCCGTGTATCGATGCGTAAGGGTGTTGGCAGACTCGGTGGCTTGCTTGAAGTTGCAGTACATGAAGCAAAAGGACGGTGTATATGTGGAGGACACCACGTCGCCACTCCACTACCTGTTGACCGTAGAGCCTCAGCCTGAGAAGTCGGCCATGGACTTTTGGGCAGAGGCGGTGGAACAGATGTTGCTCGACGGCAACGCCTATATCTATCCCCGCCGCGTGATGGGCGAACTAACCGACCTCGTGCTTTGCGGCAGCGGAACGGTGGCGCATGATGCGGTCAACGGCAACTACACGGTGACGGACTGCGTGAACGGAGTGTGCGGCACGTTCAAAGAGAGCGAGATGATACATCTTTACCTGCACTACAACCAGGCAACCCATAATGGGGAGAGCGTGCTGAGCCATGCACGCCGCACGGTGGAAATAGCCAGGGCAGGCGACAATGAGACGGTACAGAGGTTTGACGATTCTGGCACCGTGCGTGGCCTCATCACGAACGACAAGAGCGTGAGAGGTTTCGGCGAATACCAGGACGAGCAGCTTGAGAGTGCCGCCACCGATGTTGACAACCGCTTCCGAAACGGCGAGCGCATAGTGAGTCTTCCGGGGCAAGTTGATTTCAAGCAGGTGTCGCTCTCGCCCGCCGACATGCAGTTTTTGGAGAGCCGAAAGTTCACGGTGAGGGAGGTGTGCCGCTTCTTCGGTGTTCATCCTTCGTTTGTGTTCGACGATACGTCAAACAACTACAAATCGGCAGAGATGGCCAACGTGGCATTCTTGTCGATGACGCTCAACCCGATATTGATGCGCATAGAGAACGAGCTGCGACGCAAGCTCATACCGCGGAGCAAATGCTGCAGGCAGCTGTTCAGATTCGACCGCAAGGGCATCTACTCACTCGACTTGGCGGCACTCGCCGACTATCAGCTGAAGACAATCCAAAGCGGAATATACACAGTGAACGACTGGCGTGAGGCCGAGAACCGCCCGAAGGTGTCTGACGGCGACCGTGTGCTGGTATCAACAAACCTCATGCCGATAGACCAGTTAGGCAAGGGGGCAACGAAGACTGAAACATCAAAAAACAATTAGCCATGATAAAGAAGAGAACCATAGCCACCATAGCGGGGCTGAAGATACGCGAGGCAGGCGAAGGAACGGCCGCAAGCCGCACCATCGAAGGCTATGCGCTGAAGTTCGGCGTAAGGTCGAAGCTGCTATGCGACTGGTGGGACTACTACTATGAGGTGCTTGAGCCTGGCTGTCTTACCAAGGAGACACTCGACCGTCAGGACATAAAGTTGACCATGTACCACAACCGTCAGATAATACTGGCAAGAAGCAAGAATGGAGTGGGCACTCTGAACTACGAGGTTGACGCTGTTGGCGTGAAGTTCTGGGCAGACATGCCTAACACCCCCGACGGCGACACCGCGCTGGAACTTGTGAAGCGAGGCGATATCGACGGCTGCTCGTTTATATACTCCACCGATGAGGAAGACTCGGAGAACTGCGTGAGCTACGAAAAGTTCGACGAGGAGGTTGACGGCGAGGAGGTGCTTGTGCGCCACGTGAAGAGGATAGACAACGTGTATGACTTCACCATCACGCCCGACCCCGCTTATGAGCAGACAAGCGTGACGAAGCGCGAGTTTGAGGAGGCTTCGGGGATAAAACTGCGGGAGTGCAAGAACGAGGACCACGATGATGACGACGACAAGGACGAGGACGGCAAGGACACACTTGCGCCTGACGGCACAAGCACGGGAGCTGACGGCGGCGATGGCAGCAAGAAGACCGACGAGTGCAAGACGGACAAGAAGCGGAGCATCATCAGGGAGCTGAGGAAAGAGGCGAGCCGTGAGTTTTAGGCGGCGCATCAGATAAATGTTAAACACTTAATCATTTTACAAAAACCATGAAGAAGACAGTATTCAACTGGCGTGAAGCCTATGAGCGCGTCGAGCAAATCAAAGGCCGCCTGAACGAGATGGCGCAGAATCTCGAGAATGACAAGGAGCGTGAAGACCTTACCGATGCGGAGAAGGGCGAGCGTAAGCAGCTGCTGCGTGAGCTTGAAATATTGGACATGAAGATGCGCGCCAACATGGCCACAATAGAGGTGCTGCGTCAGTCTAACTTGGAAGAGGTGAACAAGCAGCTGCGCGAGGCCATCGAGTCAGGCAAGCGTTTCGAGCTGAAGATTGCCCGCGACGCTTTCGGCGGCAACACTTCCGGCTATGCCGACATTGCAGGCAGCACCAACCCTGCGGGCGTTACCATGGAACAAATGGTTGAGCCGCTTTACAATCGCACTATCCTCAGTGCCATCGGTAGCCCACTGATGACAGGACTGAAGGGCAACCACCTGTGGCCAGTAGTGGAGACATTCGCCGCCAGCGTGCAGGGAGAGGGCGTTACGCTGGGCGACACAAAAATACCAACGTCGAAGCTTTACGCACAGCCTCAGCGCATAGGCATAGCCATCCCTGTGACCCGCGAGGCACTGACGGAGAGCGATGACCTGCTGCGCACCGTGTGCGTACAGTACATGCCTGTGGCGGTGGCAGAGTTGATGAACAAAATCATGTTCTCGAAGGAGGCTGTGGCCAACGCCACCACTCTTGTGGGGCCATTCGTGAACATAGCGGGCGGCATGACCAAGACATGTGCCGGCGACGCTCCCACCTACAAGGAGTTGCTTGCGCTGAAGGCTCTCGTGTTGTCGAAGAACATCCGTCCGGAGCAACTTTGCTATGTCATGACCGAAAGCACCAAGGCGGAACTTGAGGGCACACCGAAGTGGGAAGGCAGCAGCGAGCCAGTGGTTGACCGCAACGGCAATATCGCTGGCGTGCCGGTATTCACAAGCGCATACGTAGAGGAAGGAGCCGTTGAGTTCGGCTCGTTCAAGTATGCGCCGCAGGGCTTGTTCGGCGACTTCGTGTTTATCGTCGATCCATACAGCCAGGCACGCAAGAACGCCATAGACTTCGTGCTTAACGTTGACTACAGCATCACAGTTCTGCGCAAGGAGGCATTCGCCCTTCTGAAGCCAAAGGCAGGTGCGTAATGCGCATAGTCAATACATAAGTTTTTCCTTTTTTCTTTATTCGCCATAATAATTTGTTGCCATGCCAAGAGTTAGTTTGGAATTGCTAAAAAAGCATGTCCGTGCTGATGACTTCACAGCCGACGACGATTATCTTGCACATCTGCTCCAGGTGGCGCAAGAACAGGTTGAGACACTCGTAGGCTACAGCCGCGAAGAACTGGAGTGCATTCCCGACGAGGAATACCCTCTTGCGCTTCAGCAAGCTATCCTGCTGCGCGCCGGTTCGCTGTACGCCTACCGCGAGGACATCGACACCATGCAGCTGTCAAGCGTCCCCGACTCGCTCTTGGCATTGGTGAAGCCATGGCAGAAGATGCGTGGCGGCGGAAGAATGGCAGCCCTGCTTCAAAAGCATGCAATGCAGGAAGGAGGTGAGCCATGAAAGCTGGCCGAATGTGCGACCGCTTGGAGCTGATGAAGCCCATGGTAAGCAGAAACCGCTATGGCGAAGAGGAAACCACCTACGTTGTGACCACTACGGCTCATGCCGAGCGAGTGTCGCACAGCGGCGCAAGGAGCAACGAGGTGGGCGAACACTTTCCCGACCATACGATAAAGTTCAATATACGCGATGGGCATGAGATAGCGGAAAATTGGAGGGTAAGGCATGTTGGAGGCTATGTCTATGACGTGACCAACATCGAGCCTACCGGGCGTAGGGGCTATCTCTGCCTCATCTGCGTAAGAGTAAACGAATGAAGCCATGGACCCCAAGCAATATACAGGCAAGGAGTGGACAGAGCTGCTGAAGCAAATGACGCCGAAGCAAATCAGGAATTCGGTGAAGCGCGCCTACAGAGCCGTGTCGAAAGAGGCGGTGAAGGTGGCACAGCGCAACCTCGCAGCAAGCGGGCTGAAATCGAGCGGCGGCGACCTAAAGAAGGGAATACGTTCCTACACCTACTCGCGTGGCGGCGGCTTCCTTGTGACGGTGAAGGCAAGAGCAGCAAACCGTCAGGGCAAAGGCGAGAAAGGCATGCACACCACACGCAAGGGCATCAAGAAGCCCATACTGATGTGGGCGGAAGAGGGCACGGCCAAACGCTATACCAAAAGCAAATCGAAATGGTTTGTGCGCAGTCGCAGCGGCCATTCCACAGGCAAAATGCCCGCCTACGGATTTCTCGAATCGGCTGAGCCAGCCATGTTTTCATTAGTTGAACAAAAGCTGACTCCTGAAGTGGAGAAGGCAGTGGAGAAAGTGGCGAGAAAGTGCGGATTCTTTTAAGAAGAATAATAAAAAGTCAAGAACAATGAAAGACAAGACATCATTGAGCGCAGGTGAGGCAGTGTTTGAGCTGCTCACATCGAGCGAAGAGGTAATGGGCAGAGCCACCAAGGTGTTTCCAGTGATGACCACAGAAGCCAACCTGCCATACGTAGCCTATCGTCGGGCAGGACTGAGCCATACGCCAACAAAGGCAGGTATGCCTGGAGCCGAAAAGGTGAAAATGGAAGTCAACTGTTACGCCGCCACCTACGCCGAGAGCGTCGAGCTGGCCGAGGCCGTCCGCAAGGCACTTGAGGGTTGGCGGTGGAACGACACCGAAAGCCTTCTCACGGTAAGGGGCATGACGCTGGCTGACGCTTCGGAAGCATGGGCTGACGACGCTTTTGTGCAGATGATGACTTTCGATGTTAACATTTAACCATTAAAAACACACATTTGATATGGCAGGAACAAAGACAGGCTACTGTAACGGTAGCGACATGCTGCTTTTCGTGGGCGGCAAGGCTGTGGGCCACTGTACGACTCACACAACGACAATGACTTCAGACACCAAGGACCGCGCCGTGAAGCCAGCTGCATCGGCAGGCGTCAGCGCAGGACTGTGGAAGAACAAGGGCGTGACAGGACTGGGCATAAGTATCAAGGCCGACGGCCTGGTGTTCTATGAAGAGACGGAGAACGGCTATAAGGCATTGGTTGCGGCATGGAAGGCGGGAAAGAGCGTGGACGTTAAGTGCATGGAGCGCGAGAACAGCGAACAGCCCTATCTTGCCGGAAAATTCGTAATCAGCACATTGGAACGCACCGACCCCGCACAGGACGATTCGAGCTACAGTGTGTCGCTCGAAAACGACGGCGAGCCTTCCACACTCGACGAGTCGGCTCTGACCGAAGGTGCAGCATAACAGATGAAACGGTTGTTTTAGGATTATTGTATATAGATACCTTGAAAAACACTTTTGGAGGGAATGCGGTTGGCGTTCCCTCTTTTCCAAATTTTTAAAAAACAGAATGCCATGAAGAGAATCATGATAACGATAAATGGGAAGACATTTCAGTGCCGTATGACCTTGGGAGCCATGATGCAGTTCAAGGAGCTGACGGGCAGGGAGGTGTCGGAGATAAAGGGCGACGAACTGTCGGCTCTCGCCACGCTGCTCTATTGCTGCGCAGCATCGGGGGCGCGCACCGAGGGAAAGGATTTCCCGATGAGCCTGCAAGAGTTCGCCGACAACGTGTCGGTGGAGGAACTGAGCGCATGGGCGGCGACCATGGGTGACGGAAACGGTGAGGGACTTGCGCCTGACGGCACAAGCACGGTTGCCGGAGGCGCAAAAAAAAAGCAGTAGGGATATATGAGCTTTATGGGCTTGCGCTTGGGGTGATGCACTTATCGCACGCCGACTTCTGCCGCATGACGCTGGAGCAGTTCGATGCGGTGAGCCGGGCATGGAGCGAGCGCACCGACGCTGAGCGCCACGACCGATGGGAGCGCACCCGCACCCTCGCCACTGCCATGCTGCAACCCTACGCCAAAAAGACGCTGCACCCAAGGGACGTGCTGTGGCTGCCGTGGGACAAGGAGGCGGGGAAAGAGGCAAAGGCTGAAAGGCTCACACTGGAGGAGCGCAAGCGCAGGGCTGATGAGGCGTTGAGGAAATGGGGTTAGAGAGTTTCGTCGTAGAAGTAGGTGGCACCTGTGTTGTCCTTGAAGGTCATGAAAGCACCTGACCAAATGGCAAAAGAGATTGTGCATACCATACCAGAATAGAAAGCAAGCCTTGCGTTATAGACAATACATCCAATAGTCACAAGGATAGCAGATATGACGAAAATAGGAATAAAAACCTTCATGAGAAAGCTGGCAAAGGGCGACCAGGTGGCAGCCGTTGGGCTCTCTTCCTCTTTCTTGAAATCCTCTTTCCAAGGATAATCATCATCATAAGGGTCGTGTTTCTTCTTCCACATATTGTAATGTTTAAATAAAACTTTCTGCAAAGATAATAAATACATAAGTAAGTAAGTAACTAAACGTGTTAAAATATGCCAAAGGACGTAAGATTTAACATAAAGCTGAGCATTGACGGCAAGGAAAGCCTCGTTACGGCATCGACAAACGTAAAAGAGCTTGCGGATGGCCTTGGCTTGATAAAGACAAAAGCCGAGAACGCACGGTCAAAGATGCTGTCTTTGACACAACTCACTTCTGCCTTACAGTCACTTGCGGCTGGTCTTGACGGCGTGCTTTCCACCATGCAGGGATTCACTGACGCAGCCAACGTGCAGATAGAGGCAGAGACAAAGCTGGAAACAGTAATGCGGCAGCGCATGAACGCAACCGATGACCTAATCCAGAGCGTGAAAGACCTTGCCAGTGAGCAGCAGGCTCTGGGTGTGATTGGCGACGAGGTGCAGCTGATGGGAGTGCAGCAGATGGCGACGTTCCTATCGGAGAAGGCGAGCATCGACACGCTGCTGCCCGCCATGAACAATCTTTTGGCACAACAAAAGGGACTTAACGCCACTGGGCAGGATGCGGTGCAGATAGGCAATCTTATAGGAAAAGTGATGCAGGGCAACGTTGGTGCGCTGACGCGCGTCGGCATTACGTTTACCGACGCGCAGAAGGAAATGCTGAAATATGGTACAGAGGCGGAACGTGCGGCAACGTTGGCTCAGGTGATAACCGACAACGTGGGCAACATGAACGCAGCCCTTGCGGCCACCGATGCGGGTAAGGCAAAACAACTATCCAACACCTTTGGCGATTGGCAAGAAGAGATTGGAAAGGCTTATGCTAATATGCAGCCATTTCTGACATTATTAAGGAACGGCTTGATTACTTTCAACAATTTTATAACGGCATACACTTCTGTTAAGACACTTATAGCGGCGGTTACAGCCTTCGAGATGAGAGCGAAAGCGGCAGCGGCCACCACCGCAGCCCTCTCGATGGCACAGAGGGCGGGATCGGCGGCGACAACATTATGGGCGGCACAGATGAGGTTTGCCAACCGCATGCAGATAGCGTGGACTTTCGGGGCTAAGGCTTTCGTGGTGCAGGCGGTGGCGATGCGTGTGGCGTTGGTCGCGCTAACGACCGTGGGCATAGGAGCGGCGATAACCGGCATTGTGCTGCTGATTGAGCAGCTGACATCCACCACCGGCGAGGCCACCGAGGAGCTGAACAAGTTCAAGGACATTGAGGACGAGGGACGCAGGAAGTCGGCGGAGGTGCAGGTGGAGCTTGACAACGAGACGAGGAAACTGAAGGAACTGATAACGGCGAAGCAGGACACGTCGGCGGCGGTGAGGGACCTCAACGCTAAGTACGGCGACATATTCGGCAAGCACAGGACGGCGGCGGAGTGGTATGACACGCTGACGAAGAAGTCGAAAGCATACGCCATGCAGCTGGGCTATGAGGCACAGATGAAGATGCTGGCGGTGCAGATGGCCGAGAAGCAGATTGCTCTGGACGAGAACAACCAGAAGCGCGCCGAGCTGTGGAGGCAGGGAAAGGCGCAGAAGACGGTGAAATCAGGCGGGCAGGTGAGCATGGACGGAAGCGTGCATGGCGGTGTGGCGAAGACTGTTGACACGCAGGCATACACCGACCTGAAGGCTAACGGCCGTGGGCTGGTGGCTGACATCAACGAGCTGAACGCCAAACTCAATATAGCGCAGACGAGGGCAAAGGAGCTGGCTAAGCAGGTGGGGACAACGGTGGGCGGCACTAAGACACCTGCGGCTAATGCCACAGGCACGGGGGCTGCAAATGGTAGGGGGGACAAGACGGAGGAGGAAAGAAAACGACTGGAGAAGCTGAGGGCGGTAGCAGATGATGCGCGGGAGGCGTACGGTGTGCTCGTGAAGGAGTTCGAGGGCGGCGGCGAGGTGCTGCCGCAGGCTCAGGGCTACGAGCCACCTAAGATGCCGAAGACACTCGCCGAGTATGACGAGGCGATAAGGTTCTACAGCGAGAGGCAGCAGACGGAGGATGCTGACCAGATAATGGCTACGCAGACGCTGATTGACGAGCTGCTGAAGGGCAAGAACGTGCTTCAGCTGAGCGTGGAGCTGCCCGACATGATGGTTGAGGCGGCTGGCATTGATTCGCTGAGGGGCGAGGACTATAGGATAAGGATAGAGGACATAGGGGCTGACGCACTTATAGAGAAGCTCTCGATGATAAACGACCTGCTCTCCGACGCGGAGAACCCTGTAGGCAAGAAGCAGCGACAGGCATTGAAGATGCTGCAAAAGCAGTACGGCAAATACATCGGCGACCTCGACGAGGCCAATAAAAAGAAAAAGAGCTTGGAGCAGACGGGCAAGGCCGCCGAGAGCATCAACCAAATGGGCAGTGCGCTGGCAGGACTTGGCGACGCACTGGAGCTGCCTGTACTGAACATAGCGGGAACGCTGGCGCAGGCCATAGCCACCATGGTGATGGGCTATGCCACAGCTACTACTCAGGCCGCCGCATTGGGGCCTTTTGCGTGGATAGCTTTTGCGGCCACAGGATTGGCACAGCTGACGGCCATGATAATGTCGGTGAAGCAAGCCACAGCATTCGCCAACGGCGGTATTGTGAGCGGTCCTACTTACGCCCTCGTTGGCGAGTACGCAGGTGCGAGCAACAATCCCGAGGTGATTGCCCCACTGGACAAGTTGCGCACACTCATTGAGCCACACCAGGTTAGCATGGGCGGCAGGGTGACTTTCAAAATTAAAGGTCGCGAGCTGGTGGGAATACTGGAGGAAGAATACAATCACAAGTCAAGGAGATAAGGACATGGCAAAGAAACTGAGATATGCAGGCGAATTCCTTAGCCGTCAGGGAGTAACGTGGCGCGTGGAGCTGCTGCAGGAAGCGGCTGTGGCCTACGCCACCATAGGCGAGCTGAAGTTTGAGGCCGACGAGCCGCTGGTGATAGAGTGGGACAACACCGACAAGGATGCGGTTGTATGCAGCAGCGAGGCCACCATAAGGATAGAAAGTCCTGGTGACCGTACATACGAAGACCTCTATACTATAGAGGTAGGTAGCGTGCGCATGGATGTTTACCGCAGCGGACAGCTATATTGGAGCGGTACGCTGGACCCCGAATTTTACGAGGAGCCATACGAGCAGGCAAGCCATTACCCTGTGAGCCTATCGTTCAGCGACTTCGGAATACTCGACCGACTGAAATACAACCTTGCAGGCATGCAGACGCTACAGGCCATACTCATCGATGCGCTGAGCCGCAGCGGCATAAACTATGTGTCAATAGACGCAAACACCTACTGTACTACATTTTTCGCCGATGACACCAAGGCCAACCTTGCAGCCCTGTCTGTGCGAAGCGACAACTTCTACGACGAAGAGGGTGAGCCTTCAACGCTACTGGAGGTGGTGGAAGGCATGATGCAGCCATTGGCACTGCGCATGGTGCAGCGAAACGGACGTATATGGGTGTATGACCTCAACGGACTGAACACGCTTGCTCCGACCAAACAGATAGAATGGGACGGCGACTCTCAGACACTGGGCGTTGACAAGGTGGCCAACAATGTGACGGTGAGCTTCTCGCCCTACTCTTCCGCACAGCTGCTCGACGACAACCTGGACTACGGCGGCGACTACAGCGTGGAGGACATCAATATGGCCGCTGCTCCCGGCTCGACATGTTACTCATACTATCCCGACTACAGCGACGAGCACCGTCAAGGCCTGAAATGGGATGTCAACCTTATAGACTTTACAATATTCATCAGCGGCAATGGCGACGGACTGGGCTACCTTAACCCCTCAGCGCGATACTGTCACATATTGCCATTGACAGGCAACGCCAACGAGGTGACGGCCGTGGCATGGGCATTCTGGTCGGGCGGCCACGGATCGATGGAAACGGGGTGGCCGCAAAAGATTCTGAACAATATAGGCAAGGCAAACGCCACGGTGGTGATGAAGACCCGCAGGGCATTCCTGCCCTCGCTTGGCTCGGAGTCGGCTGGCTACAAGGTGCGCCTCACGCTCGAAATGCTGCTCGATACACGCTACAATCCGTTTACAGACGGCAATGACGGCAACGAGGGCGGCAACTACAACGACGTGAAAGTATGGACAGGCTGGGCATTCGTGCCTGTGGGCGTAACGATATACGATATAACAGGCAACGCCATATGCCACTACGTCAACAAGCCCATTGCCGAAAGTTCGGCCATGGGACACATGGGCTACACCAAGGGTACATGGGAGAGCGGCGCGGCAACCTACGGCGACGCATGGCTGGAATACTACAGCACACAAGACCGCGAAGAAGACGCGGGCATTCAAGGTTGGAAAGCCAACCGGCACTGCATAGGGCGTCCCGACCATGACAACCACCGCAATGTGCAATACGGCACAGGCTACAGGTTTGACATTTTCGACAGCTTTCTGAATATGGCCGACGGCGAATATATGCCCTACCCCACTCAAGGCGGGTACATGGAGGTGACGGTATATGCAGGCGTGAACTGCTACGACTTCGGCGAAGACACTGATTTCGCAACCACGCAGCAGTGGGACAAAAAGAGGCTGTATGACAAGATGCGCTGGTTGCTGTATAAGGCGCCGAGGGTTGAGGTGGTGAAAAACAACCTTGTGTTTGACGAGGCTGAAATGGAAGATGTGGAATATACCGGTTACATCAACAAGGCGGCCAAAGAAGAGATAAGCATCGACACAATCTGCGGCACAAGCAACAAGACCTGCCCCACTGCAAAGGGCATATACTGCCGCGCCGCCGACAACCTTCAGGTCAAGACGCTAAAGCGTGCCGGTTTGGCCGACCACCCCGAAAGGCTGCTCATAGGCACGCTGTACAGCCAATATGCCTCACGCAAGACTACGCTGACAGGGGAGGCAGTGCTTGACCCCGGCTCGCTGTGCTGTTATACAGAGCAGAACCAAGGCGAAAAGCTGTTTATGCTGTCGGGCGAGGTTCAGGACACTATAGCCGACACTACAGAGGCTACGTTTGTGGAATTTAGTCCCGACGAGTACGAGGCAATAGAGGAAGTGGAATAAATACCAAGAAAAATGGAGAAGAAATACACAGCCAAAACCAGCAACCGCACGCCACGACCACGCAGCAAGAGACTACGCGAGCAGGGCATAGGCAGTAAAGGCGGCACTGTAGTGCTGAACGCCACATCCAACGGCTCGACTGGAGGCGGTTCGGTTAACAACGAATGCAGTGGACTGAAGAACGACCTTGTTACGCGTACTTCAGTAGGTTATATCAATTCAGGCGTCACACTGCTCAAGGGCATGACCTGCGAGGAAATATTCAGGCTAATGTTCTATAAGGCACTCGAACCGACATTCACCGGTACGCTCGAAGGTAGCACGGACGTAGAAGTGGGTACGCCCAAGACAAGAATAACATATACCGCCGACAAGAAGGACGGCGGCGAGCTGACGGTGGTAAACATGGAGAATGGAGCGGAGAACTATGCCGAACGGTTTACTGGCGACGGAGCCGTAAAGACATACGTCCGCGAGCTTCAGACTGCTGACAGCAAGTATTGGGAGCATTCCGAGACATACAGGGCTACGGCATTCTTTGACGGTGTGGGAAAGCCGTTTGAGTCAACCATTACGGTCAAGACCTACCGCAAATGGTTCGCAAAATCCGTAGCCTGGACGAGAGATTTCAAGGAGAGCGACCATCTGCCAAAATCATCGGATGACGTGAGGGCGTTCGAGTCGCAGGGCACATTGTCGGACACCACGACCTCCATACATTTTGAACTTAAACAAGACTGGGTGCTTGTGCTTGTGGCCTTGCCCTCCGAACTGTCAATAAAAGACGCGAGGCAAGACACTCAGCCAGGCTTTGACATGAAGGGCGACATAACGAGTGCAGGAAACATTGAGGTGTCGGGAGCGACGAAAGGCATGAATACGGCCACATATAAACTGTATAAATTGCGCACCAATGCGAAAAACATCAAAGACGGTCTGACGTTAAAATTTTAATGAGTGATGGCAGAAACAAATTATAACAACCAAGGTGTAGTGGATTACCTGTTGAACAGGGCAGTCACCAACAACCTGTCGTATTCGAGGACGACACCAAGGCCACTCGACAAGTCTTCGGTATTGCCGAACATGTCTGTAGCCGTGGCCTATGCGGCCAACATGTACGAGGAGGACTTCTGTCCATACGAGGGCCAAATAGTATCGGTATTGTCTTCGGGCGACAATGCGGGCGGCGTGTATAAGCTCGTAAAGGACGGCAGCATCGACCCGAGCGGCCTCTACCCCGACAGAGGCCATTTCAGGCTCGAACAAATTATTGGCAAGGACACCATCGACGGCGACTACGCCATGCGTGGCTCTGGCGAGCAGACCATTGACGCTACGTGGATAATCAAGAACTTGCTGAAATTCGGCGAGGGTGCAGGAATAGGCAGTGTGAATTTCATCGAGTTGTTCAACAAGCTATACAGCGAGAGGGGCAAGAGAGGTTTCAGCCTGTACTTCGACGAAGAGTCGGAACACTGGAAGCTCGACATCGACGACCTTAACGTAAGAGGCACTTGGGCGGTAGAGACCATAGAGGCCAACATGGCTCGCTATCTTGGCGGTCGTGTATGGCTGACGGTAGGCGGCAGCATTATAGTTGACCACATAGAGGGCGACAATGTTTACTATAAGAACAAGGACAGGTTCGGCAATGAGCTGCGCATGCTTCTCGAAGTTGGCGACTGGGTAATATGCGAGACGTTCAACGAGGAGACGCCCCGCAAGATTTCGGCGAAGGTGGAAGCCGTAGGCGACGGATATGTCACCCTGGGCAGCACGGCGGGACTGTTGGCTGGCGACGAACTCATACAGCTCGGAAGCGAGAGCGAAGACCCAAGGAGGGGCTATGCAATATGCCTCGACGCTTCCGTTCCGTCGATAGAGATATACAGCGGGCTTACCGACACGGTACTCAACACTCCATTGACTACGCTGTCGCCCATCAAAGAGAACAACACCATCACGGGCAAATTCATCAACGAGGCCGACGGCAAGGACTTGGGCGAGTCGATGGCCGACATGCAGAACAACCTTCAGGCCATCAGGACGCAAACCGACCGCTCGTTTGTGATATGGTTTGGCACCATTGAAGAGAGGGACGCCTTGGCAGAGCAATGGGAGAATGAGGCCGACGGCCTGAGCATACACCTTCAGGACATCTTCTATTGCAACGACGTTGACAGCACATTGAACGGAAGGGGCTACAGGTTTGTGAACGACCTCATAGCGACGCAATACTATTGGAAGGAGATAACCGACTCGGACACGCTGCTCGCCCTCGAAAAAGCTTCGCGTGCGCAGGACACCGCCGACGGCAAGCGACGCTGCTTCATTTGCGGCGAAGGGGAGAACCCGCTTCCTCCATACGAGGCGGGCGACCAATGGGCGCAGGCAAGAGGGACATGGCGGGACAAGGACGGCAAAGAATACAAGTGGCAGGACGAACTTCTTGTGTCAGCCGCATCGAAAGCGGCGGGAGAGCAGTTTGACATAAAGGACTGGCAACCAGCCGTGACCGACACGACGGCGGCAATAAAGAACCTTGGCAACTCGATAACAATATTCGTTCAGGACAAGATTGACGAGGTAAATGGCAGCATAGACGAGACGAACCGTGACTTGGCAAACAACTATGCCACGACCGTTTGGACGAAGGACAAGATAGAAAGCATAGTAGGAACGGACTACATGAACGATGACGGGACCGTGAACGAGAGCTACAGGTCGATGATAGAACAGACCTCAGACTATGCGTCGTTCCTTTCGCAGTACATACAGAAGGGCGAAGGCGGCCACATTGACATAAAGGAGGAGTCGGGGCTTGTCACGTCTGCCAACTATGCCATGATGTTCTCAACGCTGGTGAAGGACGGCGAAGAGTACACCGCATCGGTAAAGGCCATTGTGGAAGGCACGGTGCCTACTATAGAAATAGACGCGGCGAAGGTGGTGATTTCAGGAGCGACGTCGGTGAACGACATACTTCATGTGGAAAGCGACAAGGTGTGGATAGGCCTGGCGACGGAGCAAAGCGGTGAGGAAGAGTACATAAGTCCAAACAGGATAGAGTTCGGCACTGACGGGAATGCTTCCTTTACCGGCACAGTCAACGCCACTGGAGGAACGTTTGAGAACATGCAGATAACGGGACGCATATACAGCGAGCCAATACCCGGCAACGCCGACGGGCTGCACTATTTCGAGGTGTTGTCGGACGGCAGGCTGCAGGTGTATGACGCCATAGTCCACGGCGACCTGACGCTGAAGTCGCTGAAGCTTGACGGCGACATAGCCTTTGGCAAGACGAAGATATACAAGGACGGACACATTGAGGCCGTTAACGTTGAGCTTACGGGTAAGATAACGGCTACGAGCGGCTCGTTTACAGGTGAAGTCCATGCTACGAGCGGCTCGTTTACAGGTGAGATAAACGCTACGAGCGGCTCGTTTACAGGTGAGATTAATGCCGCAAGCGGAACTATCGGGGAATTGCTTATCGACTCAACAGGAATAAAGTCCATTACTTACAATGGCAAAGGAGGCATAAGTATAGAGCCGGAAGGGATAGGCGTTGGCTATGAAAATGTATATATACACATGAGAACCAGCGATATGTTGGATATGGTTACAGGCGAAAGAGAAACGACAGCGTATATAGAGATTGGCGAAGTAAGCCAAGATTTAAGTGTATCAAAACAAATAATACTAAGCACTTCATACGCTTATTTTTCTGTACCAATAAAACTTAATTTGCCAACCAATCCTTCGGAAGTCCCCATTGGTGCATTGTACCGATACGGTGATGAATTGCGAATTAGATATGAATGATTATAAAATTATTGAAAATATGAAGAAAATCAATTTCAAGAGGCTGGAGGTTCAGACCTCTTTTGACGGAACGAAGCAGACGTTCGACGTTGCCAAGACGGTGGGCAACATGATGATGTACAACGGCAGCATACTGCTTGACATAGGCTTTGAGGACCTTGCCAAGCGGATATACTACTCGGACGGCGAGGTGGAGGTGGACGAGAAATACGCCAAGGCCATAGTTGAGTGCGTAAGGCAGAGCCAGCTCATAGCCGCCATCAAGCGTGAGATAATAAAGATATTGACTACTGATTAATGGTAAGGAAATATGGCAGTAAGTTACATAAAGATAAGCATCAGCGGCGTGGCCAACACTGACAGTGGCGAGCTGGCAAGCGTAAGGCTATTGTCGGTGGAAAGCAGTCGTGGTATGGCAACCACATACGAACTGCCATATATACTTCATGCCCTTGGACGCAAGGACATGAGAATGCCGATAGTCGAGAACAACAAGTTTACATATACTTTCCCATTCAAACTAAGCTGATTATGGCAATAGAGAAACTGAACTTTGGAAACAAGCATACCGGTGACGCACTCACGGCAGAGGAGTTCAACAAGATACCGACGAAGATTGACGAGCTTGTCGATAACGACGAGGGCGTGAAGGAGAGCATTGCCAACGCCTTGCGGGTGGCGGGCGAGAAGGTGGGATGGATAGAGTATGCCGGCGGCACCGTGACGTTCTATACCGAACAGGGAGGGCAGCAGATAGGCTCGTTCTCGCTGTCGGGCACGTCGTACAGCATCAATGTGGCGAGCGATACGCCGACTTCCTTCTACATTCTTACATCAGCAGCGTCCAAGAAGATAACGCTGACGCCTTCTACAAAGGCCATGGAGATAGGAGGCTCGCCTGCGGAGTTCATCGAGGACTACACCTATACCATGGCAGTTGACAGCGGCAACGGTGTTTACGTGGAACGCTCTTCGGGCAGCTGCATCAATGGCGAGAGTATAGTTGAGGAAGTGAGAAACTATGTGAGCATCGGAAACAACCGAATCCGCTTCACCATAACAGGACTGGAGAGCGGGCAGGTGAAGAGCGTGGTGTTTACGGCCATCGTGACCTCGCTGACGCTGACCTCGGAGTATTCATGGAACAGGGCTTTCGTGGAGGGTGCGGAATATGCCATCGACGGACTTTTCTTCTCAGGCAAGCTGCAAAAGACACTTTTCGTGAAGGTGGACGATGACGACGAGCAGCTGTACACCGTGACGTTCAACTCAGGAACGAGCTACACCACCACGGCTTATTCGTTTGACATGACGCAGCACTTCCCTAAGGGCGGGACGGGAGTACACAAGATTGAGATATGGATGGGCGGCGACAACGTGGAGACGCCACACTACGTCTATAACGTGATGTGCGTGGCGGCGGCAGACGCCAACAGCGTGTCGCTCGTCTGCATAAACGACATTGCCGAGAAGGCGGTGAACTACAACACTCAGACCCTGTTCCGCTATGCCACATACAACGCCACGAAGGTGACGTTTGACATCAAGGCGAACGACGGCAACAATGAATTTACCATAGTGGCCGGCGAGGAGCTGAGCGTGCAGACACAGACCAAGACCGCCTACACCACGAAGCTTGAAATAGAGACGGAGGCAAGCGGGGGCGTTTCGCTCAACGTAAAGGCTACTACAGGCGACCATTCGCAGGAGATAGCAATGGAGGTGGACAACAGCAACTCCTATGCCGCCGTGTCGGGTGCGGACTTCTACACCAACGCCTCGCTCAGGAGCAACGGAGCGGCCGACAGGGAGGAGATATTCAACATAGCCCAAGGGGCAGACAAGACGAGCTATGCCGCACAGTGGACTGGCTTCGCATGGTCAACCGACGGATGGGCAATGGACTCGGACGGCAACAAGTGCCTTGCCGTGGCGGCTGGAAACACCGTGGAGGTTACCGACCTGAAACCTCTTGCAAGCTCAAACGCCAGCAGCCTGACGCTGGAGTTCAAGTACCGATGCTCCAACGTGGCCGACTACGACACGCCCGTAATGACATTCATGAGTACCGACGCCTATGACGCCGCCGAGACCAATGGCATTGTACTGTTTCCTACCAAACTGACCGTGCTGACGTCGGGAAACAGGCAGACGGTGGCTCAGACCGTGCAGCTGGTGGAAGACCAGATACTTCATGTTGTGATAGTCCTGCAACGTGGCTACGGCACGACAGGACGAAACCTCTGCCACATATACGTGAACGGCATACGCCAGTGTGTGTTCGAGTATGGCGGCAATACGAGCTTCGGCAACGGTTGCCTGAAAATGGGACAGAGGAGCGCAGACCTCTACTTCTACATGATGCGCTACTACCTCGGTAAGGTGTTCGAGGCGGGCGACGTGATGACCAACTTCCTCAATACGCTCATCGACGACAAGGACTATACACGCGAAGGAGTGCGCAAGGACAACGACATCATCGACGGCACCGAGATGAGCTATGAGCTGTGCAAGGCGGCGGGATACAACTGCATGGTGATAGAGATGGCCGACGACATCGACATACCAAGCGTTGAGAACAACGTGAAGGTGAAGTCTTCCGTCACTTTTGAATACAACGACCATCCGGAATGGAACGTAAGGATAGACAACGCCCCGATAGACGGTCAGGGTACTACATCAATGCGCTACTATCGTTGGAACGTAAGGTGGAAGCTCAAAAGCGATGCGCTCTTTACCTACGCCGACGGAACTACCGACACCAAGGAAGGATATATCGCAGGCATCGGGCTGCACCCGAAAGTGAGCAAGATAACGGCGAAGAAGAACTATGCCTCCTCCATGCAAGGCCATAAGATTGGCGGCACTACGATGTACGACGAGCTGTATGAGCGTCTCGGACTGAAAGCGTCGCTGCCGTCAACGTCGAACCGTGTGGCCATATACTCCTATCCGTTCATGGGCTTCCAGAAATACAAGGACGGAACCTACAAGTTCATCGGCCTATACACGGCGGGACCCGACAAGGGCGACAAGAAGACGTTCGGCTACGACACCAAGGCATATCCATCGCTCTTGCAGATAGAAGGCCCAAACCATGCGCCCCTCGGCACACGCTTCCTGCATCCGTGGATTGACGTGACGTATTCGGCGGCTGACGAGACCTTGATGTTCGGCGGTCAGGAGGCATGGGACGTGTCGATAGCTCCTTGGGAAACGTCGGAGGACGGCACGCAGGAGGATTGGGACAACATACTCGCACTGTTGGAGCGGGAGTGGCGACCCGCATACGAGATAGCCTACTTCTGCTCGCCGTTCCTGCGCTCGCTTGACGAGGTGGGCATGACCCTCGAAGAGATTAACGCCGACGTTGACGCTTTCCAGAGCAGGACGGACGTGTTCGGAAACCGTAATAATGGCGTACTGACGCTGTACGACAGCAGTTATCATCTGATATACTACCGCAACAAAACCAAGCAATACGAGATACTGGAGGGGCACGACGTGCGCACATATCTTGACGGCTACCTTGACAATGTGGACAACCCCTCAACTGGAGAGCTTATCGTGGCGCGTGGGGCGAAGTTCGTGGCCGAGGCGGGCAACTACTGGAGCATTGAGGATGCGGAATACCACGACAACTTCTGCGTGCTGATAGGAGCCACCGACAACCATGCCAAGAACACCTATCCGTTCAAATTCAAGCCTTTGAGCGAAGGAGGCAGATGGTGTTGGAAGCAGGATGACCTCGACTCCATACTGGCCACCGACAACAACGGACAGTCAACGAAGAGCTACAGCGTGGAGGTGGGCGACGTGACCGCCGACGGCACTGACATCTACCAAGGCTCGTCGTCGGTGTTCTGGACGCTTATAGGCAGTTGCTTCCGCACCGGGTGCAAGACCATGATGAGCCGCATGGTGAACGCCCTTGTGGCCATGGCGGGCGAGCTTGGCATACAGGGGGCGACGGTGCATGAGACCGTGATGAACATGTTCGACTACTATTTTTGGGGACGCACGGCGAAGTATTTTCCAATGTTGGGCTATAATATGGACAGCAACTGGTGTTATATCACCCCGTGGGTCATAGACCCCAACAAGACATACAACAACGTCTTCCCTCTTACTCAGGCTCTCGGCACACAGTATGAGGCGGAACGGCAGTGGGTGGAGCGTCGCATTGTATATGTGTTCTCGCAGTTCGAGATAGCCGCTTTCACGGGCTCTTCGGATGACGGCATGGGCAAGCTGGAGTTCACCCCCGCCAAGACGTTCAACTTCGAGATAACGCCTGCCATTGACATGTATCCGAGCGGAAACATCGGCGGAGGTCAGAATGTTAAGGGCGGCAGGACGCTTGCAGGTGAAATGTGCATCATAGCGGCATCGTCCGACGGCCAGACCACTTACTACCTTAAAGCCGTTGACTGGTACACCTCCATAGGCGACCTTTGCCGGCTGACTCTTACAAGCCGTGGCGGTGACGCTACGGTGGGAGCGTCATTCGCTATATCGGGCAAGCGACTGAGAGTGCTGAAGATAGGTGATGCGGACGCATCCAATGTGCTGTTCAACGCCTCCACGCTTGCCGTGAGCGGTGCCTCGCTGGAAGAGATTGACGCGAGGAACGTGGCATCGCTGAAGAATGACGTGAGGCTTCTCGGTTGTCCTCGATTGAAGAGGGTGCTTTTTGAGGGAACCAACGTGCCGACGCTGCTCATACCTATGGGAGCGAAGGTGGAGGAGGTCAGCTATCCTACAGGCATGCAGACGCTTTTCCTTCATACGCTGCCTTTGCTCACGATGGACAAGATGCTCATTCCCGACGGCAGCTTGACTACAATCAACGGCATATACTACTACGAGTGCCCCAACCTTTCGCCGTTCGACATACTGCGCAGGATATACGGGACGGAGGGCAACAGTCTGCAGTTCATCACGATGATATGGTCAACGCCTGTTGTCGGAACGTCGGCCGACCTTGACATGCTTGCCGCCTTCACCGAAAAGAGCTACGACCCTACCACAGGCGAGGGCTATGGCTCTGTGTTGTTCGACCAGGAGAACATGCTTCTTGTCAACTCATCGCAGAAGCCCGTGATGGAAGGCGTGGTGAATGTTGACGGATATGCCTACGAGGACTCGGTGGCCTCCCTGCGTGCATTCTTCGGCTCTCGGCTGGAGCTGAACGTGGCGGGGTATTACGTCAGGTTCAAAGACCCTTACTGGAATCAAGTAATCGCGGAGAAGTATGGCGATGGAACAGGCATATCAAGAGAGCAGCTTGACGCTACAACCATACAAAAATATACGGACCTGGCGGGCTTATATGGGAATGCCGACATAATTGATTTTTCGCCGTTTGGCATGGTAGGGCAGGCATGGCAAAATGGCATTGAGGATTGCAATGCATCGGCAGCATACCTTAACACTCATCCTTATTACAGCGTAAACATCAAGATTTTTAAGAATGAAAATGCTTATATATATATCGCCAACTGCTATTATGCCGTTGGGCAATATACACAAAACAGCAATGTTATAGTACTTGACAACGTGGAAGCAATGGACAGCTATTTCTTTAGAGATGCAAGCTTCAATGACATCTATGTAAAACCTATTGGAAGCAAAGGGGCTATACCAAAACTTTCATTTGGTTACGGTTCCTCGCCCAACAAACTACAAGGCCACGTTTATGTTTCTGAGGACGAATACGATATATATACAGCAAATACAGAGTGGGCAAAGTTCGGTGACAAACTGCAAACCTACGACTTTGCAACAGACCCGAACAACATATTGCCGGAACACACAGGATATTTCGTAATGTAGAATCTTAAATAATACAGTAATGGAACAGACAAAACAATTATCTATTTGGG